TATTTTGTTTTACATATTCCCGGTAATTATGATATATAATATTAAGATAAACATAGAATACATCTTATAAATATTAACATACCTAACGTCAAAACAAAAACAATATTAAGTATATGCCAACAGTAGCCGCAGTAACAATCACCTACAACCGACTTGAATTAACCAAGCGGACTATTGAGAGTTTTGAATCAAAGACCGGAGTTGATTTTCATCTTTTTGTTGACAATGGATCAACTGACGGAACGCTGGAGTGGTTAAAAGACCGCAATCGGATTGAATTAGGGAAGAACGAAGGCATAGCAGCGGCATTTTGTTATGGGGTTCAGCAGCTTCAGGATTACGATTACATCCTCAAACTGGATAATGATGTTGAAACCGTTACTGAAGATATCATTGCAAAGATTGTTGAGTTCATTGAAAAGAACGGTCCTCATGCTGTCTCACCACCTGACCTGCTGATTGATCCGAACTTCTATCCCCGGATACTGTCACGGCGAAAGATAGGAGGATTGAATGTTGAATATGTTTCGCATACCGGTGGGGCTTTTCAGATTGCACCGACAAAGTATGTTGCCATGCTATGTGATGATTTTGTTCACCTGAAACAAGGCGATTATTCAATCGGTGGTTTTTACCGTCAACACGGATGCCCTCCTATTTACCTGAAAGATTATGCAATGAAGCATATCGGATTAAATCAGTCAACACCTGGAAACGTTTATATATTTTGATATGAAAACAATATGGAAATATCCGATAGAGATACATGATCTTATCTGTATTGAAATGCCTAAAGAGGCCGAAATACTAACAGTTCAAAGCCAAAAAGGGATAATATGTATTTGGGCTTTAGTGAATACAGACAATCCAACAGAGCAAAGACGCTTTAGAATATATGGAACCGGAAATCCAGTTGAGTTTAACGGTGATTATATAGGCACATTTCAGATATATAATGGAGATTTGATATTCCATTTATTTGAATCAAAGTGAAGTACGACCTCATCATAGTAGCAGCCTCTAAGGATCACGGCTTAGTTGAGATGACACAACGGGCTATTGATTCCTGTTTAGCTGACGGGGCTGATGTGAATGTGATCTTAATTGAAACCGCTACCCGTGCGCGATACCGGGGAGTAAATCAGACAATATTCTGGAACAAACCATTTAATTACAACGCCTGTTTAAATGAAGGATTAAAATATCGTACCGGCGACGTTCAAATCTTATCCAACAATGACGTGATATTCATGAAAGGCTGGTCAGAGATTGGCGGTATTATGGAGGCAAACGGGATACTTTCAGCCTGTGCCCGGAGCGAGAGCCGTTCACATTATGGCATGCCAAACGATTACAAGGCTTACAAAGGATACACGATAGGCACGTTTTTTTGTGGCTGGTGTATCTTTCAACACAAATCAGTATGGGATAAAATCTATCCCCTGGATGAAGCCTATGAGTTTTGGTACTCTGATAACGTGCATGCAGAACAGTTGAAACGTGCCGGGATAGATCACTATCTTATTTGTGCCGTACAAGTCAATCACATCACCTCACAGACCTTGAATAAAACAGATCGTAAAACAAGATTACAATATACCCGTGCCCCGCAAAAAAGAATACATAAGCGTAATTGAGAAGTTCTACCGTAACTCATTTGAGGATACTGGTATGTTCTTCTGGGTCGAAGGTCAAAGACGACTTGTGCCAGCTGTGACGATTGAAGAAAGCATATTTCTGTATTTTAAGTATCTTTGTATAGAGGACTTCAATATTGAAAGTGCTATCTCGACGTATTCGAGGATGAAAAAAGAACTATATGCGTCTGCCAAAGAGAATTGAAGAACTGATCCGTCGTAAAGATGAATTTCTGACCGCAAGTGAAACGGCTCTTAATGTTCGTTTGCGGAAGATGCAGGGAATGCTACTGTCGAAGATTACCGCTGAAATCATCCCTCAGTTGGATATGAGCAACGGGCGAATCAGAAGCACCCTCAAAAACTTCCGGATACTTTCATCACTGGATAAAGTCTATAATGACTTTCAGAACGGGCAGAGGGTTGCATTTGTTGAAGAAGTCGGAGGCACGTTATCGGGCATAAACTCACGGACGATTAACTATTTTCAGGTGATGATGGGACTTGAAACGCCTGCTACTTTTAAGGCCGTTGCCGCAAGTGTCTCTAAGAAGATGGGACTGAGGTTAGGCTTAGACGGCGGATCGATCGTCTCCGGAGGATTCTTTGATACACTGGTAAAGAATGAAGCTCTGCTTCTGGAAGTAAAGCAAATGACAGCCCAGGCAGTGACGGCTCAGATACCAATGAAAGACTACATCAAAGGTCTGAACACAATAATTAACGGTGACGAAGGGCCCGGAGGTATTGAACGGCAGTTTAACCGCTATGCTCACGACGTTTATCATCAGTATGCCAGTGCCTACTCAACTGCTATGGCCGACGAAACCGGGATGAAGTATTTTATCTACCAGGGCGGGTTAGTTAAAGACAGCCGTGACTTCTGCGTTGCTCATAATAACAAAGTGTTCAAACGTGAGGATGCTGAAAAGTGGAGAACCTGGACACCGTCGCAGGGAGTTTATCCTGAAGGCTACAAGGTCAAACAGAAAAATCAGGATGAAGTACCGAGCTATTTATCTTACCCTGGTTATGATCCTCTGACTGACCGGGGCGGATATAATTGCCGTCACTGGATTTCGTGGTTAGTAGATTCTATTGCTGAAAGAATGTTAAAGGCGCAAAATAATCAGTAAAGGTATTGCAATTGATAAATTAGGGTTATATTTGATTGTTCTTTGATGATCTGTTATTGAAAGTTTGACCGGACCCCGGTTCGATGCCGGGCAGCTCCACAAACCTTAATTGAGAGAGGGACTATGATAAAGTCTGCGAGTATGGGTAAGCTGCTCATATTCCAGTTCCTTTGAGAAGTACAATCAATAGTAGTCCCGAGATTATCACTCGCCAGTGATCCCTAATCCGTCGGGTAAGTACGGCGAGCTAAGAAGATGCCGGATAGCTACCGGATGATCTGAGGTCGGGAAGCTGCCCCTCTCAGAGAGAATGACAAAAATGGGGCGTACAAGGGGCTGTAAAAGACTTGACGGCATACAAGTAGGTAACAGGGAGAGGACCAACACAATTAAACGGCAAAGTTATCACAATGCCACAGGTCAAGGCAGCAGCCTAACCGACTAACTCCGGCGAATACAGTAACCGGAGTTTTTATTTTTACAATTCGCTCAAAAAATACTTAAAAAGTGTTGCATATTAAAAAAATGGTTTATCTTTGAGGTCAGCAAGTGAATCTAAGATGACGCAAAAATCAAAGACATTGAGCCTGAGTAAGCACGAAGCCGCTGCGTCGCGGACTTGCCTTTGTGCTGAAAAGGCTCTTTCGCAAAACAAATCATTATGAAAAATTCAAAATCTGTTGAAGTTCTCGAATTTAACATTCGGGAGGTAAAAATTCCTATCGTCGGTATTTCTCCACTTATTATCCATGCGTGGAGCGTGAAGGCAATGCGTGAAATCTCCGACAAGCAGGCCGGTAAGGCTAAGAACAAGAAACACGATATTCGTGTGCCTGAAGATGACTTTGAACAGGCAAAGCACAAATCGCCCGAAGGATGGGATGGTTTCCCCGCTGCTGGCTTCAAGGCCGCAATGATCCGAGGTGCGAAGATGATCGGTATGGTCATGAAAGACACACAAACATCATTCTTTATTAAGGCGGACTGCGAAGAAACGCAACTTGTCAGAATTTACGGTGACTGTCGTATGCGTACCGACATGGTACGGGTTGGTATGGGTTCTGCTGACATACGTTACAGGCCGGAATATCCTGAATGGTCTGCTATTCTCACTGTGGAGTTTAACTCCGGGGTTGTTAGTTTGGATCAGATTTACCAACTTGTCAAGGCTGCTGGTTATGGGTGCGGTATTGGCGAGATGCGGCCCGAAAAAACAAAGTTCAATTATGGTCGTTTCAAATTAGCGGAGGAAAAGTAATGAACTACAACTGGAAATTAAAAGGACTGGCAAAAGGGATTAATCCTGAAGATGCCGTCAATGAGTTGACCCGTATTCAGAATATTTATGGGACAATTACCCCGGAGTTGATTGTTACTGCTGCTGAAGATGAGGGTTCTGTTCTCCATAAGTTTTTTGAGTGGGATGATAATAGGGCTGCTCAGTTATGGAGAATACAACAGGCCCGGATACTTCTGAATAATATTCAGGTATCAGTCATCTCTGACGGTGAGGCTCGTGAGGTTGACGTGTATGAGGTGACAAGTCGGAAGGAGGGGTATCAGAGTATTGATACCTTTACTTCTGATAATATTGAGTACATCAAGGCCGGGATTATCCAACAGTTGAATACACTGAAGAACAAACTGAAACTTTACAAACAGT